GTATACACGAAAGACATGCAAGTGGGTCTGCTTATGAGATAGGCCCAGACGGCACGAAGATAACACGAGTCAAGAAAGACAACTATACGATTGTGTCAGCCGATGACTACTGCCATATACAAGGGGAGAGTAAGGCGACCTTCGACAAGGGCCTTCGAGTCAAAGTCAACAACTCTGCTGAATTCGGCAACAACTATAATATAGAGGTGGGCTCAGGCGCCAACGTGACAGTCGAAGTACAGAATGGCGACATTAACCTTATCAGCCAGCTGGGCGATGTAAACATCAAGGCAGGTAAGAACATGAACATAGACGTAGCGAACAATCTAAACATTAAGGTAGGCGGTAGTATACTAGAGACAAGTAACATTAAGATAGAGTCTGCTACACTACTACACATGATGAACGCAGCTCATCAAGACATCAATGGTAACATCATTGACCTTAACTAGAGAGAAAGTGCATGTGTCGTTTTTCGGCTAAGACCCGTTTGCGTACATAAGGGATCTGTTTTGATTTAGATAACAACTCTAGAGAACGGCTTGACAAACGCCCTCTTCTAGTATATAATAACTTTTAAAGGAGAATGTAGCATGATAGTTACACTTACATTGGGGGAACAAAATGAAGAACCCTCTAGTATATACTATCAGCAAATGGATGTTTAGATTATACATAGTCTGGTCAGTCTTAGTTGATATAACACTTATCGGTAGTCTCATATACTACTTCTTTTTCTACTAAATAATATTGAGTACTACTTAAACTCAGCATATTAGTTTAGAAAGTATTCGTATTTTTTTTTTGGATATATTGAAAAGGAGAATAGTATGGCGAGTGGTACACATGCCAGAGTTGCAGCTAAAGTAACAGCTCAACATAAACATCTTGATGCACAAATCGAGAATCTAGAACGTAAGATAAACGAAACAACAAATACTATCATTGACCTCAAGAAACAAAAATCAAAAATAAAGGAAAGATTACAGGCAATGTCTCTACGAGAAGAGAGACAGTCGAAGAAAGATATGAGGTATTATAAACAGCTTGATTTATTCACTTCGTACAAATAGGAGGTAGTCTAATTATGTTACATAAGATAAGTGATTTTGTAAAACGTATTTCTGTAATGCATGACGAAGCACAATTGTTATATACAATGAAATACGAATCCCCTAAAGCAACACAAGCAGAGATAGATAATCAAATACAAAACATACAGGCACTTGCATTGAGTATTGCAAAAGACAAGTCGAGTTATACGAGGTATTGATATAGCCTATAACTAGGCCAGCTCTCATGGAAAAATTCTTAAAAAAATTCTTGGAGTATAAATAGTAGTATGAAAACATTTAAACAAGTAGAAGCGATTGATTGTCTCTGCGAACAACAATATAAAGACTTAGTGATTACAGAAGCAGAGTATCAGGGAAAGAAGGTTAAACTGAATGACCCGATACGAGGTGGTAGTAAGAAGTTCTATGTCTATGTAAAGAATGCTAAGGGTAATGTAGTGAAAGTATCTTTTGGTGATACAACAGGACTCTCTATCAAACGTGACGACCCTAAACGTAGAAAGGCTTTTCGTGCTCGACACAATTGTGATACAGCGAAAGATAAGACGACAGCAAGATACTGGTCTTGTTATCAATGGCGTGCAAACGCACCAGTAAATAACTAAAATCTTAACTCGGATGAAAGGAGATATACTATGTGGAAATCACCAATCGTAAAAGAAGTAGCAGTTGGTCTCGAAATCAATTGTTATGCTTGTGCTGAAATATAGTATCAACTAACAAACTTGTGGGAGTTCTCACGCTCCCACATTTTAAATTAAAGGTAAACTATGAATATAACAAAAGAAAGATTACTCATTGCTCTATATCTATTTGCAAGTTTCTTGCTTATCGCTTGTCATGAAGCAAAGGCACATCATGAGCATTGTGTTGTATCTTGTGAAAAAACAATTGTTGCTGTTGTCGAAACAGAAGAAGAAAATTCAAATAAAGAAATCAAAGAATCCAAAGAATAACCCCTTTTTTCTAGGGTACAATCATACACGAACAGTCCCGAACGCCGCCTAGCGGGCGGCTATGAGACTCAATTTTCCTCGCTTTAGAGTGGGAAGTACTTTCCAACTACATATTTCTTCGTCTTACGTTTCAACGAAAGATAATGCAATAGAAACCTTCTTCTCTTTTCTTCTTCGATTAATTTTAGATATGTGTGTAGTACTTGCGAACTCATAACACCCTCCTAACATAGTACTGTTAAAAAAGTGCGTTGCTTCGTTACCTACTTCCGACCCGAATGGGTTCAACGATTATAATAATATTTATATCAGTAGAGCTCTACACATTGGTATGTAATACTATCTATTCCTCTTTTTGTATAAATCATACGTTGTGGCTCTTTATCAATAGATTGCTCAGCAATGCGACATGCTTCCATACTATCGTAAGGTATCTCTATTTTTACTTTATCATTAAATACAATGATAAGATAGACGAGCAATGAATTCATTAGAATGGCATGTTACGAATAAGATAGATTATAAAACCTATTATTATGCATAGAAACGCTAAGAATAAAAATTCTAAAATCATGATGTGCTTTCTAACCAGTTTAAATTAATAACCACTCTATACGGTTCATCTGTTTGACTTACGCTTGAGTGTTTCTTTTCACCATCAAATATAACAATACGATTTTCAATACCTTCAACTTTTGTACCATCTTCAAACTGAGTATATCCATTTGTCGTATTCATATAATAAATTGCAGTTTTATGATTGTCTAGTCCTTGTGCAGTAGAAATGTCAAGGTGATATCCATGAAAGTCATGTTGTGGTGTTCTTGTAAGCAAGTTTGCTTTAATGCGAAGAAGTGATAGTAAGTTTGGTATTCTCTTTACTAAAGGAAGAATATCTCTCCATGCTTCACTCATAGGCATATTCTTGTCATATAACATATGATAGAATTGAAAGTATCCATCATTCTTTTCATTGATACAATCAAGACAATGCCAATCCATGTAACTACCATAGAAAATATTCTGAAGTGTCTTGAACTCTTCTTTTGGTAAGTAATTATCAATCACCTTTACTGGTAGTTGCATCATAAGTTTATAATGTAAAAGATGAAACCAATCACTAGAAGAATAGGAAAGATATGATTTAACCATAAGCGTTTATATGCTTTAGGAGTTTTAAACCATTTACCTGTTGCCTTTAATCTTCGTTGTCTATTTTCATCTAATCCCATACTGAGATTATTTATTTTATTCATCTTTTATATCCATTAGTATATGAGTCGCATCTGGATTCTCTACTACTAAATCATATCCAAAATCACTTTGAACGCTTTTGTATCTGTCTAGTTGTTTCTTTAACTCACGGTTCTCGTCTGATAATTCTTTTACTCTGACTTGAAGACCATGTACTTCTTTTTGTTTTTCTTCCATTTGTTTCTTTGCTATATCTAAGTCAAACATTATACCTCGCTGTGTAAATATTGGTTCTTATAAGTACTCATGTATGTCCCTTCAGAAACCTACCTAAGCTAGCTTGGAACCATTTCATAATATTATTATATCAAGTAATTGACTAATTGTCAAGCGTCAATTGGTCGGAGTGGCAAGATTCGAACTTGCGACATCTACGTCCCAAACGTAGCGGTCTACCAGGCTGACCTACACTCCGTAAGAAGCCCACCATACCGATATAAGAAATATAGTAGGCGATATAGGCAATACTATAAGCAGACCTAATATTGTTGTTAATATTCTTGTAAATTTTAACAGCAATTAGAATCCAAGTAACCAAGGATTATTCACAACCCACCCTATCAAATATAAGACTAGAAATAGAATACTAAAAATAAATCCACGTATGTAATCTTTTATAGTAATCATCTAGTTTTTAGTACTTGATTTGATTTCATCCATTATCAAACTCTTAAACTTGTGATACTGTTCAATCTGTTTGCCTTCAGCTGCATTATTATCAAAGTCAACTAAGTTGTCTTTAGGTTTAGAGCCTTCAGGTAAATAATGGTCTTGTGATAGTTGTATGATTGCATAATGTATAACTTTCATCAAGTCTGCTTTATTACGACCATTTTTCTTGCCATATCTTTGAGCATATTTTAAGATATTGCCCATACAGAAACCTGTACCATAACCTTGGTCAATAATAATTTCAGTTGCCTGATATTTTGAATTAGCATAATGAGAACTATAAGTCGCATTAATGTAATCTATTATATCATTTACAATTTTATTTTCGTTAAACTTGTACTTGATTTTGTTCATTGTCATATTGTCTACCTTTTAGCATATTTTGTTTTATCATTAATTTTTGTGAGTTAGTTAATTTAGGGTTAGTAAATTTCTTAACTTTCATTTGTATTATAGCTGGGTCTAAACCAAGCATAGCACAATACTTTAGAAATACAATATGGTCTTCACCTTCTTCATTTAGAATCCAGTCGATTGCATCTTCTTTGTGTTTTACATACCTAGGACGTTTGCCTGTATATAAAGTGTCTTCAATTGCTTGAGTTATTACAGCAGTAATAAGTCTCTCTTCATCATAAACCATATTATATATCCTTTACTATTTGTGAGAAGTATGCCCAATATTGGTCACCACTCTCTGTTACATATCCAATCGACCCTTTATAATTAAGTTCGGTATCGTATTCTTGTATCTGTACACCAAGTTCGCCAGCAGGGTCATCTATCTTTGTTGCGATTGATATATCAGTTATGATACCTTCTCTAGTTTGTCTTAAATAATTTTGATTAATACTTACTTTGTCATCAACTTTAATTAACACCCATACCCTCCTGTTACATTACTGTCTTGTAAATTAGCATCAATACTAAAAGAGATTTGACCAGCAAGTGTAGGCCATTTAGATACAAAAGTCTTTGCAAATTTATCTCTTTGGTCTTGACTCATGTTGGCGATAACCTCTACAAGGTTATCAGCCAAAGCGTCATTCATAACATCTAACATTTCACTTTCAAAAATCATTTCACTCACGCCGCCTCCAACATTGCCATTGGTACTCTATAACTTCTACCAAGCATATCTACAAGACATTTAGTCTGATTAATTTTAGTAATGACACCAGGTGTCTTCTTAGTTTTTTGAACAACAAATACTTTTTGCCCAACTTTTAAAGTTGCCTTACCAACAATCACTTTCATATCAGAAATGAATTCAGATAATTCGTTTAGTTCAGCAAGGTTCATTTTTTGTATTTCAGATTTTATGTTTTTCATAATATAGATTTTCCTTTTCAATTGTTTATATAGTAATTATATCGAACTTCGTAAAGCATGTCAAGCATTATTCCATCTATTTGGACTATACTCCACAACTAGCAGCGTGACTATTTTCACACCAGTCATAAGTATCTTCAATATTTAATCCAAACTCAGCACAAATCTCAGTAAACTGAGTTTCAAGTGTATCGACATCACACATAGATGCCCCAGCCATAGTAGCCTGTAAATCTAGATAGATTGAGTAACACTTCTGTTTTGCGTTTTTTATATCGTTTGTTGTAATCATAATATAGCCTTTCTTTTTTTTGTTATACACATATTATACTAATTTCCCAAGCACTTGTCAAGTATTATTCCTATTATTCCTCATCTTCTTGTGACTTAATTGCAACATATAATAGTGATATGAATCCAATACTTCCTAAAATGAAAGATAAAAGGAAGTCATCTAGTTCAGATTTCTCTGGTGTTGGGCCGTCAATCGCCCCTACTGCAAGCATCATACACAAGATACCGATTATTGATAATAAATTTGTCATATTAAACACTCACAACCTTTCCGTCTGTGTACCAATCTTCTGCTTCTTCTTTTTTCAAATCAGCAAACTCAATTTGTCTTATATCGACATTCTCACTTAACACTTTCTTAGTGTATTCTGCGATTGTCTTACCAGACTCAGCAATTCTACTTGCAAGAGAAAGAACATGAGAAGCAGCACCGTTATGGTAGAAACCTTCTTCAGTTGCAAAGTCCATTGAGGAACTTGCCATGTATGAGTCAGGTAATAAATACTTTGTTCTCAAATCGAAAACTAAGTCTTTTAATAAGAACGTATTAGTATAAACTATATCGTCATTCTCTTCAGTAGTGAAGTAGAAACCGAAACTCTTTTCTTTAGACTCGTTATAGTCTTTAGAAATACCTACATAGTTGATTGTTTGTTGTGACATAATATAACCTTTCATTTTTTTATTGTTTCTTTTGTTTAACATACATATAGTATACTAAGTATACAAGCACTTGTCAAGAAAAAAATGGACTTTTTTCCATTTTTTTGTTCTCTTCTTGTTCTTGTTGTTCTTTTTTGTTCTCTTCTTGTTCTTGTTGTTCTAGTTCCCACTGGTGATGTTCAGCTTCTTCGAATTGTTGATTCCACTCGTATAATTCTTGATGATGGTCCATTGTATTACTGACCTCCATCAAACTTTTCATAGGCATATTCTTGGGCTTCTTCTTCAGTCATACCCATTTCAAGACCTTCTTCGAAATAATGTTCTAAAACTCTAGTATTTGCGTCACAACTCATATTTTTACCTCTGTTTTGTTAATATAAGTACATTATATGATATATTGAAACACTTGTCAAGTATTATTCCATCTAAAAACCTCTATAAAATCAATAATTTACAAATTAATTGGAAAATAAATTCATTTGACCGTCAATATCAGTCGTTCCTACCGGATAATCTATCTCTAATTGTTCTGGATATTCGAGATTTACAGAATTTTTACTCTCTTCGTCTGCCCAAGCCGCAAATTCATCAATTTTTTTCTGATTATCTGCTCTTAAAGTAGAAATTGTCATAACTGCACTATCAAAATCACCGTCAGCAATCTGGTCTAGTGCATCATTACACGCTTTTATAACTTCTAGTTCGTCAATCATCATATTTTTTGGTCCTCTGAGTTAATATACCGTATATTATACACTAAAAATACCCCCTTGTCAAGTATTATTCCTATTTTTTTGGTATTTTTGTGTTTTTCATTGCTATTATACATTATCGTAAAGATTTTGTAAAGCCCTTATAAATAGTTCATGTAAAAACAAAGGAAAACCGAATGTACGAGTATAAATGCAAGATTAGAAAAGTTGTTGACGGCGATACTGTTGATATTGACATAGATTTGGGTTTTAACGTATGGCTCAATGATGAAAGAGTAAGAGTTATGGGCATTGATACTCCAGAATCAAGAACAAGAGACAAAGTTGAGAAGATTTTCGGTTTAGCTGCAAAAGAAAGAGTTAAAAAATTCGTAGAAACGGATGATATCGTTTTAGTTACACAAAAGTATGATGCCAAAGGAAAGTTTGGTCGTATTCTTGGTGATTTAAGAAATTCACACGGCGATTTACTAACTTCTACATTAATAGAAGAAGGACATGCTGTTAAATACTCAGGCGGTAACAAGGAAGTGATTGAAAAATTACATTTAGAAAACAGAGAACGATTAATCAACGAAGGTAAAGTAAAATTATGAATAAAATCAATAAATGGTTTAAGAATTTATGGGAAAGTCTAAAAAAAGATAGTGGTATGGACATATATCACTTAGGTATACTTGGAAAGAAACCACCAGTCAAGAAAAAAGCAAAAGCAAAAACTAATTTAAAGAAAACTAAGAAGAAATCTACAAAGAAAAAATCATGAAGGGTATTTTTGCGATTAGAGATAAAGGACATATCTTACAATTTAGCGATTATGATGATATACCTCAAAGTTTCGAAAATCTTATAAGATTTGAACCTGTTCCTCCTCCAACACCTCATACAGAGAAAGAACATAAAGAAATGCATAGTTACAACGAAAAGTTACAAGAGTTAATGAAAAGAGAGACTAACGAAAGATGACTATTAGTATAGAAGTGGATCCTGGTATAGATACAGTAGTAACAGAAACTACAAGAGTTGGAACAATTAATGCAACTATTACTGCTAGTAGTGATAGTTTGCCTACACCTGAAGCTATCACTTCTGTAACATCAACAACACATGAAGGAATTATTATGACACCAGGAACTACATCATGCACACTTGTAGGAACTTATGAGGATTCTTTTACTGACTTGTTTACATTTGTCGAACAAGGAAGTAGTGATTTAGGAAGTACCCCTACAGTTGTAACTGGACTTAAAAATCTTCCTAGTAGCAAATTGTTTTTTGACTTAACTCAAGACCAACGTGATTCTGTTACAAAGTCGTATACTGTTACTGTAAATGAAACACAAACTTTTACTGTGACACATGTAATTAGAAATGAATACGAAACAATTAGAGCTGCGGTGGCTTCTTATTATGATGGAGTTGTAACACATGTTTAGGAGTATAAAATGCCAGCAGTAACAAGAATCGGAGATGCTGATGTACCTCATTGTTCAGGAATGGTTAGGGCACAAGGTTCAGGAAATGTCTTTTGTAATGGTCGACCTATTAGTAGACAAGGAGATGTAAACACTATTCACCTATTACCTGGCATCCCTTGTCCACCTCATTTAGCACCTATTACTTTAGGTTCATTTACTGTTAGAGTAAATGGTAGAGGTTGTGGAAGAATAGGTGATTCAATAGCTGGTTGTACATTTGTAGCTAGTGGGTCAAGTAATGTATTTGCTGGTGGATAACGGTATAAATATAGCATAGGAGAGATTGCTAAATGTCAAGGTATGACGCAACAACAACTAACGAAAGTAAAAGAAGTGCTAAAATCTATCGTGATTTAGATTTAGATTTTCAAGCAAACGTTGCAACAAAAGATATTCAAACTCTTACAGACGTTGAAGCGGTTAAAAGAAGTGTTAGAAATTTGATTAATACTAATCACTATGAGAGACCATTTCATCCCGAGATTGGTTCTAATTTAAGAGCGATGTTATTTGAAAATATCACTCCACAAATGACTCATGCAATTTCAAAACAGATTCATTTATTATTAAAGAACTTTGAACCAAGAATAAGATTGGTTCAAATAAACGTACAACCTTCTCCAGAAAGAAATGGATATAGAGCTTCAATATCTTTTTTCGTAGTCAACACTCCAGAGAGAGTTGAAATGGAATCATTTTTAGAAAGATTAAGATAAAAATATGGCAACTAAATTAGAAATATCAGAATTAGATTTTGACGGCATCAAAGCAAATCTAAAAAACTTTTTATCACAACAAGACGAGTTTAGAGATTATGACTTCGAAGGTTCTGGTATGGCAGTTCTTTTAGATATTCTTGCGTACAATACACACTATGTTGGATTTAATGCTAATATGTTAGCAAATGAAATGTTTTTAGATAGTGCTGACTTGAGGGCAAGTGTTGTATCAAAAGCAAAACAAGTTGGATATACTCCGATAAGTTCTACAGCTTCACAAGCTACAGTTGATGTAACAGTTACTAATGCTGTTGGTTCTTCACTTACTATGGAAAGAGGAACACAATTCTCAACAACTGTTGATGGCACAGGATATAATTTTGTAAACAATGCTGATTTAAGTATTACACCTGTTGACGGAGTTTATAAGTTTAGTAATGTAGATATTTTTGAAGGAACATATTTAAATTTTAAATACACAGTAAACACATCTGATATCGACCAACGATTTATTATACCAAATGATTTTGTTGATACAAATACATTAACTGTTAAAGTTCAAGAATCAATTTCAGACTCTACAACAAATACTTACACATTAGCAACTGGTATTACAGAATTAGATTCAACATCTAAAGTTTATTTTTTACAAGAAGTCGAAAATGGAAGATACGAAGTTAGTTTTGGCGATGATGTTTTAGGCAAGGCTGTTGCTGATGGTAATATAATTATCTTAGATTATATTAATACAAATAGAGCAGAGGCAAATGGTGCTTCAACATTTACATTAAATGGTACAATTGGCGGATTTTCAAATGCAACTGTAACAACTGTTAGTGACGCTGGAGGAGGTGCTCTTCCTGAATCAATTCAATCTATTAAATACAATGCACCAAGAGATTATACAGCTCAAGACCGTGCTGTAACAGCAGACGATTACAAAGTTCTAGTTAAAACTTTATATGCAAATGCTCAGGCCGTACAAGTATATGGTGGTGAAGATGCAGCTATACCAGATTATGGTAAAGTTTATATATCAATTAAAGCAAAATCAGGTTCAACTTTAACAGAAACAACAAAGGCAAGTATTGTTACAAGTCTTAAAAAATATGCTGTTGCTTCTATAAGACCAGTAATTATTGACCCAGAAGTAACCTTTCTTATACTCGACACAAATTTTAAATACGATACTGGTGCAACAACAAAAGATGTAAGTACACTTCAAACAAATGTATTAACAGCAATTTCAAATTACAATGAAAATGAGTTACAAGACTTTACTGGTATTTTTAGACACTCACAATTATTAGAAGATGTTAATAATGCTGACACATCTATTTTAAGTAATATTACAAATCTTAAATTATATAAATTTATTACACCAACTTTAAATGAATCCTTAAAATATACACTTTCATTTAACAACGCATTTTACAATCCTCATTCAGGTCATAATATGACAGGTGGTGGTGTTATATCATCAACAGGTTTTAAAATTAATAATGATGATTCAACTAACGAACATTTCTTAGATGATGATGGTGCTGGAAATATTAGAGTTTACTATTTTAGTGGCACAACAAGAATTTATACAAGTACAAGTTTTGGTACTGTTGATTATGCAACTGGTGAAATAATTTTAACATCAGCACACATAACAAGTATTTCAAATATTGATGGTGCAGCTAGTACAAGAATAAGAATTTTTGGTCTTCCTAATTCGAATGACATTGTTCCAGTTCGTAATCAAGTTTTAGAAATAGACATTTCTAATTCAACTGTAACTGGTAATATTGATACTGTTGAAAGTGGTTCATCTCAGGCAGGAACTTCTTATACAACGACCAGTAGTTATTCATCATATTAATGGTAATGGATAACAATGGCAACATTTAAAAAAACAAATACGAGAAAATTATCAAACTTAGTTAAAAGACAACTCCCAGAGTTTGTTCTTGAAGAACATCCTAAATTTGCTGAGTTTATAAAGTCTTATTATCTTTTTCTAGAATCAGCAGAAATACAATTATCATCTTTTACTTCAGTAGACAATATACTTTTAGAAGGCGAAGGTGCAACTAATAATTTTGTCTTATTAGATAGAACAAGTTCTTTTGGTTTAGATGCAGGTGATAAACTTGTAGACGAACAACTTTCTTTTTCTGGTACACTACAAAAGAGTGAAGTAATAACTGGTTCAACTTCTGGTGCTACAGCAACTATTCTTGCTGAAGATTTTGCTAATTCACGATACACTATTACATCAAACAATGCTTTTATTACAGGTGAAACTGTAACTGGTGCAACATCTGGCGCTACAGCAATTGTAGGTAAATATCGTGCAAATCCTGTTGAGAACATTCAACAACTTTTAAACTATTCTGACCCAGACCATACAATAGAAGATTTCTTATCTCAAATGAAGGAAGAGTTTCTTAAAACTATTCCAAAAGATACACACTCTAGTTTAAATACAAGAAAATTAATTAAAAATATTAAATCATTATATCGTGCAAAAGGAACTGATAAGGCTCACAAAGCATTTTTCAGAATGCTATTTAATGAACCATCAGAGGTATATAAACCTAATGAAGATATGTTACGAGTGTCTGATGGTAAGTTTGCTACACAAACATTTCTTCGTTGTACACAAACAGAGGCACAAGCACTTAACAATCCAATATTTTTAATTGGTCAAGAAATAAAACAAACAAATAGTCCTTCTAACGATAGCATAAACGAAGCAACAGCAATCGTTGAAAATATTACTAAGTTTAGAGAAGGTGCTGTTGAGATTATTGAGATTGAAATTAATGATGAAACTACTGTTGGTACTTTTGTAAATGGTGAAGTAATTGAA